CACACCGCTCAAAACGCAAAACCATCTGTACAACATTATTATCTACCCAGCTTTAGATAAACTATCAGAGAATTTAATTAACACTTATAAGGTACCTTACGTGGATCTATCCTTTGAGGACCTAAAGCACGACCTAGTTGTTTTTCTTACGGAAAAGCTTGCTAGATTCTCCCCCGAATCTGGTAAAGCTTTTTCGTATTTTACAAAAATTGGTATTAACTATTTGATAGGATTGAATTCTAAATCTTATAAAAAAGCAAAGGATCAAGTAGAATTAGATACAGTGGATGAAGAGCGGGATATACTTAATGAAGTATCTAGGCATAATTATATAGAAGCACTCGATACTTATATAACGGAATGGATATTTAAAATTGACAACGGGCTAGAAAAATTTTTCACTTCGAAGACAGACCGAGCTATTGCAGATTCCGTATTGGAACTCTTTAGACAGCGAAAACTTCTACATACATACAATAAAAAACTTCTCTACATATTGATTAAAGAGAGAGCAGATGTGCCGACTCATAAGATAACGAAAGTAGTAAATATGTTAAAAAGAGACTTCGAAAAAGGATTTACCGAGTATTTAAAAACTTCCTAGTATGGAAAAAGAACGTGACAACTCACCGGATTTTACGTTATTTGAAGATACCAGTTTTTCGGACTTGATGAAGGACATCTACGATACTTCAAAGAAAAAGGATCAGCAGATATACGGGTTGATAGAGTTCTTGAAGCCGTTAATATCAAATATAAGGGATGCAGAAGTTGCTGCTCCCCTTATAAAAGAATATCTTGACGTATCGGTCCGAAATGATGAACAACTCGTAAAATTAGCTTCAGTAGTGCAGAGACATTTAGCCGCCTTTGCAAGAACTAGAAGTAATAGTACAGATTCAGAGTTTATGCTTAGTGAAGAAGAAAAACAGCAGCTACTCGGCGCCGCTTTAGAGGATGAATTAAAACAATTAGCTAAACAGAATTAACCTGAATGCAAATACCTTTTCTAGCAGAAGTAGTTGAATCTGGAAATCTAACATATAATGAGAATCCATTTTCCATGGAAGGAAAGGTCTTACCGGCCGGTAGTGTAAGGATTCGACCTTTAGTAAACGACAGGCGCGGAAACGTGAGTCTTACTTACGCAAGACCCATGACATTGAATATAGGTAATATACCATTGGTAGGCGAACATGTTATGGTCTTTCCGGGATTGAGCATAGATCAATCAATCGGGGATTTCAGAACAACCACATATTATTACTTTCCATTCGCATTAAATGCGACAGACGACGCAGTAATAAATCAGCTCCCTGATTATGATTATCGCACTACTTCTCCGGATACAAAAGGCGGAGGAGGCGGAGGCGGAGTTAGCGGAGCAGTAGGGTCAGTAGGTAGAAGTGTAGTAGGCGGTATAATAAGCGGAGCTATAGGAGGTGGAATATCCGGAGCTATAAACGGAGGCGCGAATGCCTTGGCATCCGGAGCAGCTGGAGCGTTAAAAAGCGCGATTAATAACCTACCTATTTCCCCTGGAGCTACCTTCCCTAAACCGGTCCGTCCGATTCGACCGTTACAATGGTATGAAGGTGATTCTGTTTTTCAAAATAGATCTGGGTCTTCTCTTAGATTAGGATCAGGCACTTCCCAGCATCCGCAGTATGCATCCCAACCTGATTTTCACGCCACTCCTGATCGTGGATCGCCTTTATTTGCTATGGTGTGCGATGAACCAAACGGCGGCAAGCCTCGCCCTCTTGTCGAAATACCGGCAGCTGTTAAAGCGCTACTTAACTTTCCAGGATTAAAAAAACTAAGTCAAAAGTTCCGCACTGAAGATCCACGAAGAGTAAAAGTAGGTTTCTATGGAGGAATCGGATTACAGTTAGCTAACATAATTGAGGCACGACTTTGCTACTCTAACCCTATTCGGAGGCTAAAAGTTCTGGGTGAAACCCTACCGGTACCTAGCTTTAGAGGTTCGCAGATTGTATCAGATTCTGACCGAGTCGTTATGAATGCTAAGAGAGACAACATAATAGGATTAGCTAGAAAGAGAATTATTTTAGAAGCATCAAAAATCATACTGATTACAAATGAACACACTGTTGATTTAGATGATTTAGTCAACGATGTACAGAAACTTGCAGCAGAAGTAGCTAATCTAACGCTAGGAATGTATCCATTCGCAACCCCGGTCGGCCCAACTGGACCTAGCGTGGGCGCTCTTACCTTTAAGGGTATAAGTGTTAATTTAAATCGCTTAAATAGTTTTCCATGCGCTGCTCCTACATTACCGACACCGCCAGCACCTCCGGAAGCTGATTTTGGGGTTAATATCACAACTGCTCCATATGGAGAGTTTTCAATAACCGGACCGGCATTCTCACCAGGAGCCGCAGGCGGCAGCACGCCCCCCAATTTTAATCCAGACCCTTCGGAAAATAATACAAACGGAGCTCCAGCTACTATAATAGGTCCAAATTCTACAGATAATTTTTTAGGATCCGGGACTTCCGGGGTATTAACAGGAGGGTCAGGAACTCCGTTACCGGGGGAATCCGGCGTTGGAGGCAGTACCGGTGTCGGTACCGGTACCGGTCAAGGAAGCGGATCAACTACAGGCGGCAGCAGTAACGGAACCGGTCCCGGTACCGGAGGCGGAGGAGGAGGCGCCGGTGGCGGCGGCACCTCTCCGGCAAACTGTGAGATTATGTTACATCTAGTTGATGATAATCAATTAGGATGGAGAGATTCTAAACTTCAAATTCTATCAAAAGAAGGATCAAAAGAGAGAATTATAGCAGAATATTCTTCTAACACTGCAAGTACGTTATACAACATAACTGTGCAACAGGGTGCTAGTATTTCTTTTAAGTTTATTTCTGGCTCAGATACCTCAACAACATCGTACGTAATAGCAGCAGGTTCTTCTATTCTATTTTCAAACGGAGTATGTCCTGATGAAAGTCTGTCTTACGAGTATAAGTGCGGAGCCGTTAATGTAGCGAAAGTGGCCTCTACTGTTGTAAGTTTTGGAGATACAGATGAAACAGGCTATTCAGTATTATTTTTTGAATTCAAAGTTACAAGATCGTCCAAAACGACTTTAGTACGAGGAGATATAAAGATTATATTAGCTCTTTTAACTTCTTCGCCTCAACACCGTGGATGGTATATAGTGAGAGGAAATCCGGCCGACTTCTTCCCTTCTGAACATTGTTTAGTTTCCAAAGATATATTAGCAGATAATATTGTGCTAGCTAACCGTGTACAGAAAGTAAACAACGACGACAATTTTACATATGTGGGAGCTACAATGAAAAAAATACCGTATGTGCTTACCTTAAAAGCATAGTTATCTCTTATTTATAATTAGAACTCAATTTAATTTCTATGAAAGTTAGCGATTTAAAAGCCTTAATAGAATCTTCCGTCCGTAAAGTTGTACGTGAAGAATTAGATTACAAGTTTGAAAAGTTAAACGAACAGGTGCATAGGCAAGATAGTGGCTTGTCTCAAAGCTCGGTTGACATTAAGAAGATAAGAAATGAAGCGTTAAATAAAACGCGTACGCAGGAATCTAGAGAATTTTTCAGAAGTAAATTTGGAGATATGTTTAACGATGTTGAACCTTTCGATGAAACCTCTGAAGCGTCCACCTCTCAAGCGTCTATATTAGACGAAAGTAACCTTAGGTCATTAGCTACATCTAAAGGTCAAAAGGGGGTATTGAAGGCTCTTACAAGAGATTATACGGATATGGTTAGAGCAATGGATAAAATTTAAAATATAAAATGTCATACCCTCTACAGTTTGCAGTATATGGAGAACCGGATATAAAACCGGACAAAGCGGTAGGTATTCTTCTACCTTTTAATGGGAATGCGCAACTCCTAGACGTAACGAAGGGATATAAACAAATTAAGTCAAAAGATGTTAAACCCTTTCAACTCTCCTATACCACAGAAGAGCAGTCTATTTCTAACCTGGTAAACCTACTGCTTACTCGTAGAGGAGAAAGGCTTATGCAACCTGAGTTCGGATCTCCTATTCCAGAGTTCGTGTTTGAGTTAAACACGCGAAGTACTAGAGAAGATTTAAGATACGGTGTACAGCAAGCTATCGAGATTTGGCTGCCTTATATAATAGTAAAAGAAGTATCTGTACTCTCAGGGGACGAGCTAGACGTAACAGAAGCCGGGGACGGTCATACCGTAATTATCTCAATCGAATTTAGAGTAGGAAGTATCGGAGCTAATAGGATCATAACATTCTTCGGAACAGGAGATAGTCTCCTTTTCCAAGTGCAGTAAAGATAGTAAACAATATGAGTAGAGGACTGAACCCGGAAATGATAAAAAAAGAAGTAAAGTATCTAAATAAAGATTTTGGAGGATTTCGTCGTGAATTAATTAATTTTACACGAAATTACTTTCCCGAAACTTACAATGACTTCAACGAATCCTCTCCCGGTATGATGTTTATTGAATTAGCATCAGCAGTAGGGGATATTCTATCTTTCTATACCGATATACAGCTTCGCGAATCTCTGCTTCTAACAGCCGAAGAAGGTATAAACCTTCATAACATAGCGCACAGTTACGGATATAGACCGAAGTTTTTTACCCCTGCTTCTGTAGATGTAGATATATTTCAACTCGTGCCCGCAATCGGATCCGGAGATCAAACAAGACCGGATTTTAGATATGCTTTACAAATTGAATCAAACGCTTTGTTTTTAACAGATAACAGCGTTCAATTTAGATCTCGCGATAATATAGACTTCTCGTATTCGTCCTCTCTAGATCCTACACAGGTGTCTGTATACTCAATTAATACCAGCGGGGACATAGAATTTTTCCTACTTCAGAAATCCGTAAAGGCGACTTCCGGAAAGGTCTTTACTCGAAGCTACCAGTTCGATTCTCCCAAACCTTATGATAAGATAACACTTCCTGAGAATAACGTAGTGGAAGTTATTGATATAGTGGATTCAAATGGAAATACATGGTACGAAACGCCATATCTAGCACAGGATTTAGTGCCTACTTCTATTCCTAATTTACCGTATAACGATGCATATTTATCTCAATATAGAACAACGGCTCCCTACTTATTAAAATTTAAGCAGACTGAGTACAGATTTACTACAAGATTACGTGCAGATAATAAGTTTGAAATACAATTCGGTGCAGGTGTAAGTTCTGAGTTAGATGAAGAAATCATCCCTAATCCTTTTAACGTAGGATTTGGATTAAACTATTTTGAACGAGTAGTAGATTTATCTATTGATCCTAAGAACTTTTTATATACCCGTACATATGGGAAAGCACCGTCGGATACAGTGTTAACTGTCAGATATGTGACAGGAGGAGGCGTACAAGACAACGTCGAGGCAAATTCAATTGGGATTATAGACTCAATCAATATAACTACTCCAGTAGGTGCGCTAGACCCTACTTTGTTTGCTTCTGTTGTGGGAAGTGTGGCTATAAACAATCCTCAACCGGCACGAGGTGGTTTATCTCAGTTAAACATAGAGTCTGCTAGGTTAGAAGCTTTAAGTATGTTTGCGGCTCAAAACAGAGCAGTAACTAAGGAAGATTATATAGTACGAGCATACGCTATGCCTACCAAATTTGGAAGCATAGCTAAAGCAACTGTGGAGGTCGATACGTTAATCCCGACTGTGAATTCAAATGTGGCATGGGATTTTAACCCTTACGGTATTGATTTATACGTATTAGGGTTTGACGAGAATAAGAATTTCGCTCCTCTAAACGACGCAGTAAAGTATAACCTGCTAAACTACATGAAACAGTATCGACTCATGACTGATGCTGTTAACATTAAAACTCCTTATATTATAAATATTGGAGTCGAATTTGAAATCGTTGTAAATGAAATATATAATAGCAACGAGGTACTACTAAAAGCAATTGATACTGTCAAGTCCTTCCTGCATAATGATAAAATGAACATAGGCGGACCTATATTAAAACACTCTTTATTAAAAGAAGTAGCTAATATACAAGGCGTTATAACTGTAGCAGGATTAGACATATATAACCTACATGACACCGTGCAAGGCTATTCTGGAAATGTCTACAACATTGAGTTAGCTACAAAAAACAGTATTATCTACCCTTCAATGGATCCTTGTATATTTGAAGTAAAATTTCCTAATAAGGATATAAAAGGTAAAGTACTTAACTATTAACTATGATATACTCTATATACCCTACCCACGACGCTACCTTGTATGAGAAATATAGTAAGCGAAATACTGGGATTGATCAGATACTTGAATTAGATAAAACGCTTCCTAATGTTCCGGACTCAGACGGAAACTACTGGGATAGTATATATAATTCTCATATTCTAATCAAATTTGATATTCCCTACCTAAAAAGACTTATCCAAAACAATACTGTAAAACGTACTGCAAAGTTCTATCTTAATTTAAAAGCAACAGAAGCAAACGAACTTCCTATCGATTATACTCTGTACGCCCATCCTGTAGCTAAGAATTGGGTTAACGGGCAAGGGTGTCTTAACGACTCTCCAGAGATAACCACCGGAACTTCTTGGGAGTATACAGACGGTTACTTTTTCGGGCAAGGTTCAAAATGGATATCAGGCTCTTTTTTAACAGGGACTACTGGTTCCTACTATACCAAACAGGGAGGCGCAACCTGGTTTACTTCTTCTGCATGCTCTCATTCTTTTGATTATGTTTCCATACCGGACATGAGAATGGACGTCACTTCTATTGTACACCAGTGGTTAAGCGGGTCTATTCCGAATTATGGATTTATAGTTAAGCATTCTAATTCTTTAGAAAGAGATACAACTTATGTGGGAACCCTTAAATTTTTCGGTAGAGATTCTCATACTATTTACCTGCCTAAATTGGAAGCTACCTGGAATGATGCAACTTTTCTAAATACGGGGTCTTTATCCGAGGTGTCTGATAATTTTACTGTTCATATATCAAATATAAAAAAACAATATAGATCTGAAAGTAAAGAGATTTTCAGAGTCGTAGCGCGTGACATAAATCCGCCTATGACCTATGCAACAAGTAGTCGATTTTTAGAAGTAAAAACTCTTCCTACTTCCTCCTATTATGCAATTCAGGATTATATGAACACTGATTATATTATACCTTTCAATACAGACGCTACTCAATTAAGTATAGATTCAAAAGGATCCCATTTTAGGTTAGACATGAATACATTCCTTCCAGAAAGATACTATAAAATAGTAATAAAAACTATACAACAGGGCGGATTAGTGGAGCAAATTTTTGATGACGGCTATTATTTTAGGGTTGTAAGATAATTATTGTAAAAGATAGATGGCAAATTCACAATGTACGAGTTGTAATTCTAATGCTCCTAATCGATCTGAACCTACGACCGTCACACAAGAAAATTATACTGTGGATTTCGCCAATCCTGTAACTCTAATCCGAAAGGTTGAAGCAATTTGTGAAGCCTCTCCGGAAAGCATTGAGTGTAAAGAACAGCTACACTCCCTATGTAAAAAGTATCCAAACGAAAATATATGCCGCACACCAGTCTCTTTGGGAACTACCTCTAAAAAATTTAAAGAACTGGCTTTATCTTATACTTTACTAACTGCAGTTAAGGGCGGCCAAAGCATACCATACGGGTACCAGGTGCCGTCTCGACCCGAAATATCCTTAAGCAACACCGGAGAACATCTAACAGAAGCACAGCTTCAGCAGCTCTTACCGGATACAGTGGATAGCAATACTTTCGGAGCTAAGGTGGTAAAAGTACATTACACCGAACAACCTCCCGGGGTGCCGTTAGTGCCCGTGGTAGAGCCGAAGGTCGTTAGTCTACTCCCCGAAAAAAAACTTGTACGAGACGATGAAGTATGTCTTTATGTAGATTGTGATTTTACGTATTTTATACCGCAGTTTGAAGAACCGTATATAGTACAGGCGTATCCTACTGGTACTTTTATACGTGTAGCCGGAGCAGATACTGCGGATACTCCTGCATGTAGCAGAACCGTGTATTTTGTTACTCGAGAGAACTGCGTCTGTAAAGTGCCGACCTCAAAAACTCTACAGGTTATGCTTGTAGAAAGAGGAAAAATAATTGATACTGTTTTTACAGTAGAGCCTTCGGAATTTGAACAATTAAATATAATTGGAGAATGCACCCTTAGGGACGATGAATGGATCGAGAGATTTAAATTTGACAGTGCATGTGAACTAGATACTATAGATACCGGGTTTGGCGCTTCCCTAGAGACAATACTAACAAGTCTTCCAGCTGTACCGGAAGTAATTCAAGGACCGGCAGGAGAACAAGGACCGGCAGGTGCTTCAGGTGGGGATGGAAAAGATGGAAAAGACGGGAAGGATGGTAAAGACGGAAAAGACGGAAAAGACGGGAAGGATGGAAAAGATGGAAAAGACGGACAGGATGGACAGGATGGACAGGACGGTAAAGATGGAAAAGACGGAGAGAAAGGTGAAGACGGCGTATGCCCTGACTGCTCAGGTGGCGGCGGTAGCGGTACCGGAACTCCTCCGGATACAGGAGGCGGAGGTGGCGGCGGAACTCCTCCAGATACAGGGGGCGACGGTGAAGTAGAGCCTATTATATGCGCAGATCCTACTTACAGTCGGTATATGGGTATCAAGTTAGATAATGGTGTGCCGGG